TGCCGGTCTACGCCTCACTTCTGCGAGTACAAATACGTGGATTGGGAGTGAACATGGTATGCCATCCGATGGAGATTATTATACGTTTTCACCAGCGAACGATGGTTGGTTACGTTTATACGGTGGGACTGGCCAGGGGAATATGTCCGGAAGCTACGCGAGTCTAGCACTTGGAAATTTATACGTAGCGGGGTCTATTTCCGGACCAGGTGCACCGTCCGGTGGGGGTAGTAACCTTCCTCTCACAAGTAGTATAACGGGTACCTACGGATCAGTACAAACAACCGGTAGTGGTAGTAGTGGTTGGAGGGGATACTCCATAAATGGAGAATGGGTTTTCATGACTAATAATACGGAATGTGGTATTTATAATGATATAGATAACAAATGGGCGGTACTCTGTAGGCGAAATTCATCCGTTAGATTAGCTTTTGATGGCGGTACAAGACTCGAAACAACGAGCTACGGGATATACGTCAATAGCAGTATAAATACATCTGATGATAGAATAAAATATAACGAGGAAGATGTAATAAATTGTTTGGGCATTATTAAACAACTCCGACCTTTAAAATACGAAAAGTTAGTCGAACCAGAGGACGCAGTGGGTACGTGGATACCTACAGATGATGAATGGGAAAGTGTGAAAAATGACTATAATTGGAACGATGAATATGGTTTCGTCGCACAAGATGTTAGAAATATACCTGGTCTCGATATACTTGTCAAAGGTGAGGAAACTGAAGAAATTGAAATAATTAAAACTGAAAGTGAATACACTAGGCTTTCGGAGGAAGACCGCGCGAATTATACGTATCGTCCAGACACTAACGATTATAGACATAACGATAGTGGTGAAACACAAGCCCCTTTAGGTGTCAATTATACTGGAATTATACCCATACTCACTGGAGCTGTAAAAGAATTATCAAGTGACTTGGAACAGGAAAAGCAGAAAACAGAAAACTTACAGACACGCCTCACCGCTTCTGAACAGGCCTACCAGTCATTATTAGAACGCGTAGTGGCTTTAGAAAATGCTTAAAATGTAACACGTGATGTTTTGTCACGCGGTACATTCATGATACTTACTTCTTAACAGAGTCCATCGCAGCGAGTGCGAGAACCCCGACGATGAAAAACATGACAACATAGTTGCATTCCGTGGTTTCATCGATTACGGGCTGAGCCTTCACAACCTTCTTCTCTGGTACTTTTTCGAAATTTTCATCCACGATTTCCCGCTTTCGGAAATTCGTGGGGATTTCGAGTGGGTCATCGAAATCTATAGGGGCATACCCTATCATTTATACTCTATATTTACAAATTAATTTCAACCTTCTTCTTACGTCCACGCTTAGCCTTCGCCGCTGGCATTTTAACTTCCTTCACTTCATTATCATCTTCATCTACAGCCCCCACACCACCCTCTGAGACAATGTCGGATATATCGTCCCCATCATCGGGAACCTCGGGGGTATACTCGACGGATTTCTGTATGGGTGTCGTGTTCATGGGTGGTGTTGGGGGCATCATGATACCTCCCATCAGACTGGAAATGTCGAGACCGGGTCCCTTCATCTCATATTTTTCACCACTGGACGCCGGAGGAGATGACTGATTACCATTGGCCATGGTATTTTGAACCGCACTCATCATGTTATTTACCAAATCAGGATTTTGTTTCATGACATCATTCATATTTGGCATGACCTGTTTGAACATACTGTTCGTGAGATGGAACATCATCGCACTTCCACCAAGCATCATGATGAGCTTGACCTCGGGGGCGATATTCATCTTCGTGCGGTACTTCACAAAAAGTTCTTCAAACACTTCATCGTAATCATCCTGCGTCTCCATGACATTTTCCGACCAACCTTCGAGTTGAATATCAAATGGGTTATACCGCTTGTTTAAGAACTCTAAACCGGTGACACACGCAATCAACATACGTCGAGAGAATTTAATTGATTTATCAACCTCGATACTGTACGTAATGCGCTTCACCTCTGTTCGTAGTTCATCCACGGGTGAATACGCATTCAGACGCTTGTTCACGTTAAATCCTCGCTTCTCTAAACGTCCGAGTTTGTTTACGAGGTCGGACTTCTCCTCATCGATCGTCTTATAACCGGGTGAAGGTGTGTCTTCAGGTGGTTCCATTGAACCGTAGTCCATGCTAGGACCATTCTCGTATGGGGTATCATCCACGTATTCTCCATGATCAATAGGCTCTTCCATCCGTGGGGGTGCTGGAATATTTTGCTTCACGGGGTTAGCGAATGCATCAACATCTTCTTGAAACTCTGTCGTAGGTTGAGGTTCACGGCCATGCATTCTTTGTATGACAGGTGGTGCGACTGTTCGTGGTCGTGTAAAATCTAATTGTATCTCATCCATCATGGCTTGTTCGTTATCATTTAACTTCATGACAGAGGTATCCCCCCTGTCCAGAATAATTTCACCGTCCATTACTCTGTATAATGAAACTAATCTTTTCTCTTTAACGCACTTAATAAAAAAAATGTCAGTACATAGTACATGAAACTCGACAAAACTAATCGGTCGACACTCAAAGCTATCGCTATCACAATCATATTGATTTTGATTATCGCTGCATTATCGAAAGGTACGGTGAGTATGTACCAGCCCAAATCTATCAAGATCCAGCCTGTGTCGGAGGAACCGTTCACTGGTCTTAAAAGCAGCGCGGAATGCCTGAATGACAGTGTATATTCGACGAGCCTCGGTGGTGTGTGCGGTGGTCAAAAACTCGTCCGCGACCACGCGAACTACAAAATCGTAGATTAGAAATATAGCCAACACTTCCCATTTCCAGTTAAATTTGTACCGAATTTTTAAGTGGATAATTTCTATGTGTATTATAAATGGCTCTCGTTACAGCGCCTCAGCCGACCATCCCCGATTTCGAACACGAATATCATACAGTCATCGTAGATACTTTCGATCAACCATCTTCTCAGTATTCCACTGGAATAAACGCCCTTTTACCCACACCCCTGGAAAATGTTATCCAGGTTGAATTACTCGCCGCTCGGTTCAAGGGTATCGGTGCGAGTACCGAACTTATTCACATTTCGATTGATGAGTTGAAAAATACATTCTTCCAACGCGCGAAGAAAGATTTAGATGTTAGTGGCCATAATAGTATAAACGGGTCTTTCGGTTCGATCGTCACATCCGGAAACACAACACTTACTTTTAAGAATGAATACCCTATCTCTCAACAATATTTGACACCCATTCGTAAACTTGATAGGTTAAACGTGAAACTTTATAAACAAGATGCGGTCGATATTTTGGCCACTGCTCAAGTGTTTTTGGTGTTTAATTTCATATGCAAGAAAAAGAACTTGATGTGATCGTTCAGGGCGTTACGTGTATACAATTTAAAAAATACCATTATTATAATAAATATGTCATCTGGAATCGTACAGCTCATAGCGGTCGGCGCTCAAGATGAACATATTATCGGAGACCCTGAAATATCGTTTTTCACGTCGACGTTCAAACGACACTCTAACTTTTCCCAGTCTCTAGAGAAACAAACAATACAAGGGGCTGTGAAAAATAATTCCATGTCATCTATCCGGTTCGAACGAAACGGTGATTTACTCGGGTATACATACTTTACGCTCGATAATAACACTAACTCTGTTGATATTCAGGATTGGGGTAGGGTAATTGATAAGGTTGAGCTTCTCATCGGTGGACAAGTTATCGATGTCCAGGATCACGATTTCACTGAAAAGATCGCTATCGATACATACGCACAAAATGTCACTAAAAGTTCTAACGGTACACACCCCGGTGCGAGCGCCCGGTCATATTTCTACCCACTTCGCTTCTTCTTCTGTGAAGGTCCTCAGTCAGCGATACCACTCGTAGCTTTACAGTACCATACAGTCGATTTGCGAATTTATTGGGGTCCCGAAGCGAGTAATTATAACGTAGAAGCATATGCAAACTATTACTATCTCGATAACGAAGAGCGGGGTATGATGACTTCACGTAAACATGATATTCTCATCACACAGGTACAGAAAAACATCCCATCCGGTGAACTCGTACAAGAACTCACGTTCAATCACCCAGTCAAGTATATCGCATGCTCCAATACAAATTCAGAAAGTACACTCACATCAATTGATAATAAGATTAAGATGAGCATTAATGGTACTGATATAGGGGCGTATAAATTTGCGAAACCACATTACGTCGATATCATGAGTTATTACCATACAAACTTTGTGACGTCACCCGATTTCTTCCTTCATTGTTTCTGTCTGAATACGAGTTCTCTTCAACCTTCGGGTTCACTCAACTTCAGTCGTTTAGATTCGGTTAAAATACACAGTGAGACAAAACCGTTAATCGACCCCATATATGGTGTAAACTATAACATTCTCAGGGTGAATAACGGCATGGCCGGGCTCATGTACGCGAATTAAAATGGGACACTATATTAATGCCGAAGAACTTGAGTACTGTCGGTGGTGCCACGAAACTTCGATTCGGTAAGAACTGTCGTGAAGATCAGGCGGAAAACTCGATCGTATTCAATGCGAGTGAAGAGAAAATAGATGCGACTGGTGCGAGTGGCGTGTACATCACTCCACTCGAATTAGCGTCCGAATTTGCTGGTGTCGGCACGGATGATACGACCAATACGTTCGTCGCGTACAATCAAAGTACGCATCAACTTTTTAGGACACAAGTCCCTTTATCTATTTCAGCACTTTCATCTACCGGTGGTGAAGATGGGGATCTAACTGTAACAGGAAACCTCGTCGTATATGGAAACGTAACGTCAACGGGTACGGTCGCGAACCTTCATGTGACTAATACGACAATCAAAGATGGCCTCGTCGAAATCGGTACGAATAATACCGATTTAGCTAAGTTTGATCTGGGGCACATCTTCAATCGCGGACCCAAT